CTCAAGGTAAGTGCTGCCTAGCTTCACGATAGGTTGGAAAAAGCTAATAAATGGGTTCATATCTAACCTCTGTTCAATTAAATTCAAAATGTGGGTAATCTTGCCATGACTGCCATAAGCCACCCCACTTCAACGGATAACCTAATTGCGCGGCGGCCTGTAGCATTGCTGCGGCCACAAGCGCGAGGTCTAATTTATCCCAAGACGCTCTACCGTCAACGTAGGCATACACATCAAGGGCTTTCCCGGATTGATGGTAGGACAATTTGTTGACGCCATCTCGTTGTGAAACACCTTCTTCAAACAACCGGGCCTGAGTCTCGGCTGTACGCAAGCCCCCCGTGCTAGGGATACCAAAATCCACATTAGACAAGGTAAGGGCTAGGTCTACAATTTCAGTGAGTCTGCCGTCTACGCCTATTAAGTTCTTTTTGCTGTTTGTACTTAAGCTAAACAATCTTTAACCGCCCGCTAAGGATGCTATCCCTGATTCAGCGTCGGGACGCTCTAAGGGTGGAACCCTTAGATCGTCGGGACGCTGAAAGGGGCTGTCGCTGGGAGGCTTGGCGGGGGGAGGAGACCAAGGGTATTCAGTTTTCTCCCCTGTAGTGCCTCGTGTCGGAGTGATCCCGTCCAGATCCCCGACGGTTTCCCACGGGGTTACGGGGAGCGGGGGTAGGCCGCCTTCACTTCCGGGGATAAAACCACCCCCGAAGCTGCCGCCTAGTGGACCACCGCCGCCGCCAAAAACGTCGAAGAAAGGGTTTTCAAAATCCCACCCGTTTTCTTCAGTTTGAGCCATGAAATCATCTACCATGGCTTGTTCGGAACGGTTAAGTCCACCTGAGTTAACGCCGTTCTCGTTGTAGCCTTCGGCATCATAGGTGCCGCCAGTTTGTCCGCCACCGAAAGAAAAACGCCCAAAACCTTGATCAAAACCGCTGGCAGTGTTGCCCTCAGGGTCCGCGTTATAGTATGGACCGGGCTGATCAAGGATACCCCCATAGCTCCCGGGGGCATCGTTGTAGTTTGGAAGAGTCGAGAAATCAAACCCTTCCATGCTAGCACCGGGAGTGTCTCTGAGGATGTCTCCGGGCTGTCCCGGGGAAGCTTGTGGCAGGACCTGTGGAACCTGTGGCAGGACCTGTGGAACTTGTGCGGGTCGCCCCCCCTCTAATCCTAAGTCGGTGACAGCACCCGGATCAAAATTTATGTTATCAAAATTTATGTTATCAAAATTCAAGTACATCAGTACACTCCATTAAGTTCTTTAGGCTGTTTTTACTTAAGTTAAACAAGCGTTAGCCACGCGCTAAGGATGCTATCCCGGCTTCAGTGTCGGGACGTTTAAAGGGGTCACCGCTGGCAGGCGGTGCCACAGGGGGTGACCAAGCGTATTCAGTTGCGGCTCCCGTAGGGCCGTGTGCCGGAGCGGCCATGTCTAGGTCCCCGACGAGTTTTCCCGCTACCACGGGGGGAGGCGGGGCGCCACCAGAACTACCAGAGCTGCCAGAGCCACTCGGACCACCCAGACCCTCCGGACTAGCCGGACCAGCCGGGCTACCTCCGAAGCTGCCTCCAAAGGCGCCGCCTAGCGGACCGTCGCCATAAACACCACCAAAAGAGCTGCCGAAATTAAACCCGTTGGGGTTTGCCGCCATGAAATCATCTAGTCCAGCCTGTTGGTCGCGGGTTAGTCCCCCGGCGTTAAACCCTCCGGCGTTGTAGCCCTCCGCGTCATAATCGCCACCACCTTGGGAGGGGCCGCCGAAGCCATAAGCACCACCATACGAGCCGTCAAAACCGCTGCCCTGACTGCCGTCAAAACCAGCAAAATCGCCGTTAAGACCGCCCATACCGGGGCCACCGGGTTGAGGAAGACTCGAGAAATCGAAATCGCCCGGGTTGAAACCACCCGGGTTGAAACCACCCGGGTTGAAACCACCCGGGTTAAAGCCGGGACCGTTGCCCGCGCCACCACCCTGACCTGCAGGGGTGAAAGCTGGCAGGGGAACTTGTGGCTGGCCCGGGGAGATGTTAACCGGAGGCCACGTCTCGCCCTGCCCAAATTCTAAGTCGCCAAGAGAACCCGGCGCAAAGTTGATATTATCGAAATTATATTCCATCAGTACACTCCATCAAACCGCTGCGGTCTCGCTATAGGGCTAAAGGTTTTAATCGCGCCACCTTTTGCCTTTTTAACGACCTTACACTTAGTTTTTTTCTTAGGTGCCTTCTTCAAAGGCATTTTAGTAACCCATGTGGTAACAGCCTTGGGTTGCGGCACCGGTGCCACGTGTCTTTACTTTACGCGACGTGTTATCAAAATCGGTAAGACCGCCCGCGCAGGGCGCTGGGGCTGTTTTTCCGTAAGGAACACGGCCTTGGCCTTTAATGTCAGCGTAGCCTACTGCCTTGGGCGTCTTGCCGGGCGCAGACCCGTTTACTTTTATTTTACGATCTTTCATTGTGAATCTCCTCGATCCTGTTGTTTAACAAGTTCTCTATCCATCGCGGCTTGGATACGAGCTGCTGTTTGTCTTTCTTGTGCCGCGATCCGCTCACCAAATTGTTCAGAGCGCATTGCTTGGTTCTGTTCGTCGAGCTGAAGCTTGGCTTGATCAATCTGGTTGTCAGCCGCGTCGCCTTCCGCCTTAACTTGAATCTCCTTCTCCTTCAGCGTAACTAAAGGATCAGGGCCACCAGCACCAGACAACTCACCCGATAAGGTTTTCACACCTTGTAGGCCTTCTGCAATAAACTGGGCCGTCAGGCGCTCTACTTCTAGCATCTGTTCTTCGTCGGCGGGCTTACCACCCGCTTCCTTAACCTGCTGCAAGTATGATACGGCGGCTTGTTCTCGTGCTGAAATTTGTACGTGCTCCATAACATGCTTCTGAACCGTCATCGCTACCGGCGGCATTCCACCCACAATAGGGCTTGTGCCAAAAATCAAGTGCGCCTTAATATGCGCCTCGTGATCCTGACCTTCAAAGGCTTTCAACGGCAACATGTCTAACGCATTTATGTTCTCTTGCGCGGGATCAATGGGTTCAGGTTCTTCCACCGGCACCGACTTCATTATACGATCCACGTCCGCAACACCCAACGCCTCGTACATATCACGGTAAACTTCGTGAATATTATGTATTTCGGGGGCTTGTGCCGCGAGCTGCATCTTAGTCTGAGCCAACATAATACGCTGTGCTTGACTAAATACATTAGGATTACTAACCGGGATAACGTCGACGCGATCATCAAAATCCTCACGCATGATCGTTTCATCACCACCGGGAACCGAATACGGATACTCCTGTGGCAAACTCTCCGACATCACTCGTGCTAGAATTTTAAATTCTTGGCGCATCGCATAATGCAAACGCTTATGCACCGCGCTCATTACTCGTGCGCCTTGCTCCATCATCGCCATCGTAGTACCAACGGCGCCCTGTTGATTACCGTCCCCTACTTTAAGATCAGTGATCGTGGCAAACCGTTGTGCGGCATCCACCACAAAGCCCAATAACTGGAACAATGTTTGATCAGGACCCTTAAAAGGTAACGGCATCAGGCTGTCGCGAATAGCACCACCGGGTGCGTCCACATCTCGGAACTCACCGGGCTGTAGCGGCTCGTCGTCATCCCTGATCCGTAGCCCGCGGGCCTTGAAACCAGCGGGTAGATTAGAGAGCGTACCGGCATCAATCAACTGTCGAAGTGCAGAAGTCGCCGTTCTTGACAAACCACCAATAGTGTGTATCAAGCCTAAACCGTAGAAGCCGAAGCCCGGCAGAAACTTGTAATGTGTGAAATAACTGATCTTCTTACGGAGGATGTCCTCTTCGAGATAGTTGCGACGAACAGATAAGACCTGTCCGTTGTCCTCGGAAATAGTGACAATATAGGGGATTTTAATGCCCGTAAACTCGTCTTCGTCATCAATGTCTTCGTAGCCTTCAAGATCTAAATCAACATGACACTCTAATATCGTGCAGTCATAATCGATCTGATTGGCGTCCACACCCTCAATACGATCCATCTCATCCGAAAGTGATGTCAATTCTTTCTGTGAGGGAATCACCTCAACATCTAAGTAAATTCCAGCAACCTGTCGCTTGCGCAAGTCGTTTAACGACATGCGAACAACTTGGGTAATGTTAGGACATGAGGCGAGGTCCGCGGTCTCATACGGAACAACTAAGTTCTCCGCAGGAACGAACTTGGAAACCGCCCTGTCTAGTGTCCCATCGTAATAGGTCTTTTTAAAAGTAGAACCCGCTAACGGCAAGAAGAACAACATTTGATCCATGTCTGGCGTATATTCTTCCATTACGTTAGTAATGTAATAATTCATGAATTGTTTAACGCGGTGCGCCTGCTGTGTCTTGGCCGACGTGCTCTTTCCCATCACGACAGTCCGAACAGGACCCGACGCAGGGAGTAATTCATTAAAGGCTTGTGCTTGGAATTGAGTGGCCGCTTCTGCCAATAAAGGATGCGTGACACCCGAGGCACCACGGAAAGGCTGTGTGCGCTCTTCGTGACTAAAGCCCAATAGCTCAAGGCCGTCGGAATACGCTTCTTCCCAATCTTGGCGACTGGCTTTGTTAGCATCAAACTCGCCCAACAGCTCAGAGGAAATTCTCTGCAGCTCCCGGTCCGGAATCTCTTCAGCAAGGTTAGCATCAAACTCAAGGTTCTCACCCCGTTGATCGGTAGGATCAAAATCAACCACTACCCCACCGTCGTCTTCGGCGGTGATCTCAATGTCGACGGCTTCGTCAGCACCCAGCATCGCCATCACATCGTTTTGTGAAGAAGGCAGCTCTAATTCAACTTCAGCGGACATGTCTTCCATGTTCATCTGAGATGGAATGTTTCTAGCCATCAGCCCCGCATTTGTTTTCCCGTTTGCCATGGACGCTCCTAAAATTTGTGGTCTTTTACGAAATGACCGGATTTTTCTCGAGGGAAGTATACATCAGGACCCTCCTTGGGACTGCGGAAATTTTTACGCCACTTAGGCTTTCCAGCCGGGGCCGCCCGCTCTGATGGCGTTCTACCCAGAATTATATTCAACTGTTCAAAAATACGCCTATCAACCATCTTGGTTAGTTGCGCCGGAGAAGCACCAATGCCCGCTTTCTTAAACAAGCTGATCCCTACCGCATTGTTGCGCGTGTCCATTTCCTTGTGTTGGGAATTACCAAACGGGGTAAACACGTCTTTATATTCGTTGAGGTTACCAACCGACTCCGCCGTCTTGGGACCATATTGACTGGCCACC